TTAATTTAACATGAAAAAAATTGCACTAGCCCTAGCGGCAACTCTCGCTTCAGCTCCTGCAATGGCTGGCGTCTATATCAACGCTGAGTCAAACGGATCTTATACAGGAAATAATTTTACAGGTAGAGCAACTGATCTTCATCTTGGTTATGAAGGCGATGTAGGTTCTCTTGGATATTACATTCAAGGTGGTCCTGCTTTCACTTCTCCTGATGGAGCTGACGGTAACACAGATTTCTCTGGCAAAGGTGGACTATCCATTGCTGCTTCTGAGAAGCTAGACATCTACGGTGAGATCTCATTCCTCACAGATGAAGTTAATGATACAGCTTATGGTACAAAAATAGGCGCTAAGTTTAAATTCTAATGGCACATCAAACATCCCAGAACAAGGCGTTTGTAACGTCTTTATCACCCGAACCTGAGAAAGTTGATACGAACCCTAGTGACTATCAACCCCCAGGTGTAGATGAGGATGATGATATGCCTCAATCACTAGAAGAAGCTCTTCTCGGTGAGTAAAATTAATGAACTATGGATAGTAGTCTTCGGGCTGCTATCCTTCATTCTCTTTATAGAATGGTCTCATGTAATCTATCATGAGAAAGCAGCACCTCATTGTGCTAGCGAGATTAGTTTAGCGGTAAAACTGTAGCCTTCCAAGCTATTGTCATCGGTTCGATTCCGATATCTCGCTTTGGCTTTAGCCCTGTACGCAGGATACCTTTAGCCGTCTAGACGGTGGGATAGACCACAACAAAATGATCAAAAAATTTTGCATGCAAGAAAGTATATATTAAATTTTATCCAATTAAATGGCACATCAAAATAATGCCAACAACACCTCGCTAACTTGGGGTGGTGTTGCTGCTAATAAGGGTACTCCCGATGCGACTACTACAGCGCATAGAAGAGCCCTTTATCTTAAGCTATTTAGCGGAGAACTATTCAAAGGTTTCCAGCGCAATACAATCGCTAGGGATCTAATTACCAAGCGTACCTTGAAGAACGGCAAATCATTGCAGTTCATCTTCACTGGTCGCACAAATAGTGAGTTCCATGTCCCAGGACAGAACATACTAGGTAACACTGATGGTGCTCCTCCAGTAGCAGAGGTTACAATTCAATGTGATGACCTCTTAATCTCATCCGCATTCGTATATGAGCTTGATGAGACACTTGCGCATTACGATTTGCGTGGTGAAATAAGTCGTAAGATCGGTTATGCATTAGCTGAAAATTATGACAGAAGAATCTTTAGAGCAGTAACTAAAGCTGCTAGACAAGCTTCTCCTATTCAGAAGACAAACTTCCTAGAACCAGGCGGAACACAGATTCGTGTCGGTGCTAGTGCTGAAGGTTCTGATGCTTATAATGCTACTCACTTAGTAAACGCCTTCTATGATGCAGCTGCTGCACTAGATGAGAAGGGAGTTTCAACTGAGGGACGTGTAGGTGTACTTAACCCACGCCAGTACTATGAGCTAATTCAACAGGTCGGTGAGAACGGACTTGTTAATAGAGATGAGCAAGGTGATTCACGTCAGCGTGGTAATGGAATCGTTGAGATTGCAGGCATCAAGATCTACAAGTCAATGAACATTCCATTCTTCGGTAAGTTTGGTACTAAGTATGGTACTGGTTCTGGTGCAACTGTAACAGGTGTAACTGATCCTGGTAACACTGGTTCCTTCGTTAGTGAAGACATGGGTAACCAAGCAGAATCTGCTTCTGGTGCTCCTGACGGACAACGCACAGTTAACGACTACGGTGAAGGAAACAAGTTCGACAACTCTTGCGGGCTTATCTTCCAGAAAGAAGCCGTAGGTTGTGTGGAAGCCATTGGACCTCAAGTACAAGTAACAAACGGGGACGTAAGTGTCATCTACCAAGGTGATGTTATTCTCGGACGCTTGGCTATGGGAGCCGCTCCTCTAAACCCAGCTGCTGCTGTAGAATTAATTGCAGGTATTGCTCCAAACACTGGAGTTGCACAAGCATTCTAATTTTATTTTTTAACCAACATACAGGGGGTCTTCGGACCTCCTTTTTTTTTACAGATTTTTATATGGCTACCTCGACAATTGACACCGATACCGAACTATCCGCAGTGAACTCAATTCTGGGTAGCATAGGTCAGGCTCCAGTTACTGATTTAGATTTAACTGGTAATCCAAACCCAGAGATTTCATTTATATATAATATTTTAACAGAAGTTAACAAGGACGTACAGAATGAAGGCTGGCATTTTAATACAGAATATCACATCAAACTTACTCCAGAAGATACTACTAAATATATCACCTTACCTAATAACACCTTACGTTATGATATCCATGATGGTCTTGTTGATAAGACAAAAGATGTTGTAGTGAGAAACGGTAGACTATATGATCTTTCAAATCATACTGATGAATTTGATGGTGATATTTATATTGATGCTGTAACCTTATATAAGTTTAATGATTTACCTAATTGTTTTCAAAGGTATATTACTTATAGAGCTTCAGTAAGAGCTGCCACTCAACTTGTATCTAATCCTCAACTAGCTCAACTCTTAGCTCAAGATGAAGCTAAATCCAGAGCTGCATGTATGGAATACGAATGTGATATGGCTGATCATTCATTCCTTGGACATGAGCATGGTACTAGTTATCGCTCCTTTAAACCATATGATTCACTGAGACGCTAATGGCAAGTGTAACACAAACAATAAATAGTTATACAGGAGGCATATCTCAACAACCTGACTCAAAGAAATTACCAGGTCAAGTTGTTGATGCTATAAATGTTTTACCTGATGTAACTCAAGGTCTACAGAAGAGACCAGGAGCTGAATTAGTAGCTTCTTTAAGTGATAATACCACGACTGCTTTAAACTCCTCAACTAATGGTAGATGGTTCCATTACTATAGAGATGAAAACGAACAGTATATAGGACAAGTTAGTCGTAGTGGTGATGTTAATATGTGGTGTTGTTCAGATATTTATGTTAGTGGTGTTAAAAGACATAGTGCAGGAGAAGCTTTAGATGTTACACCTGATGGTGCTACTGCAAGTGCTTTAGCTAGTTATTTAACACATACTGATGATCAAGATATCCAAACATTAACTCTAAATGATTTTACATATCTAACTAATAGACTTAAACCTACAGGCATGGCTGCTACCACAGCACCTGTTAGGCCAAATGAAACATACATAGAATTAAAAAAAGTAGCATATTCTAGACAGTACTCTCTTAATATTTTTGACGATAATACAACTGAAGCTGTTACAACAGTTACTAGAATGACTTGTGCTTTAGTAGCATCTAGCAATAACTACTGTAATGGTAGTGGTAATACGGTTGATCGTAATGTTAGAGAATGGCAAGCACGTAGTTCTGCTAATAGATGTGATAATTCTGCAGGTTCAGGAGAAGATTCCTTAGCACCAAATACTGCAACAGATATTTTCTCTGTAGGTAGTGGGCTTTCATTAACAGATGAAGGTTTATCAGGAAGCCATACATATAAGGTTGCTGTATTTAATACAGGTAATGCTATTACAGATTCTAAACGGTATACAATAGCAACTGGGGATATAAATACAGGTGCTGATACTATAACCATTACTGGACACGGTAGATCTACAGGTGATCCTGTGCTGTATGATGATACAACAGCATCACCAATGTTACAAGTAGGTGGGTCTAATGTTAATGAAGCCGATCATTTTTTTGTTATTAAAGTAGATGATGATACTATTAAATTAGCTAGTTCTGTATCTAATGCAAATAGTGGTACTGCTCTTGATATAACAGGTACTGGTAATAGTGCTCAGACTTTAACTTATGGTCCATCATATCATAGAGATGGTACAGATTTCTATGTTAATGTATATAATCATGGACTTGCAACTGGTGATATTGTAGATTTAAACTTTGAAGGAAGTGGAACAGATGGTCAATATGAAGTTACAGTTACTTCTGGAAATAATACTAGATTCCAAATAACAGATCATGCAGGTGGTTCAGCATCTACAAATAGATTAACATGTACCTACAATAAAGGTGATACAACAGTAGATTCTAAAAAAGATTTATATTTCCAAATAACAAATATATCTCAAGCTATACCTACAGGCTCAGGATCGAGTGTAACATACCAAGCTCGTTATACAACTACTCATGATGTATTATATGGAGGAGGTGGTTGGTTACAAAATGATTATTTCTATGTCTGGATGAAGGATGGTTTATATCAAATCAATATTACTGAAGTAAGTACAGCTCAAGTACAAGCTAACCTTGGTTTAATACGACCACAACCTACACCATTTGATACTGATACAACTACTACAGCTGAGTTAATCTTAGGTGATATACAATCTGAAATTTTAAATGCTAAAAAAGCTAATGCAGATGGATCATTACCGAGAACTGTAAATAGTAATTGGTATAATGCATCTTCAGATGTACGGATAATTGGTAGTGGTATATACATAACTGACGCAGCTGCTTTTAATATAACAGCTATTGATGATGAATTATTAAATGTAGTTACTAATGAAATTCAAACTATAGATGATTTACCTGGACAATGTAAACATGGTTTTGTAGTTAAGGTAAAAAATAGTGAAGCTAATGAAGATGATTATTACCTACAATTTGAAGGGCAAAATGGTAGGGATGGTAAAGGTAGTTGGGAAGAATGTCCTGCACCTGGAAGATTAATAGCTTTTGATCCAGCTAAAATGCCTGTACAATTAATTAGGCAATATAATGGTTCTACTAATAAAGTTTACTTTGATCTTAAACAAGTAGTATGGGATAATTGTTTAGTAGGTAATACTGTAACAGTACCTAAACCTAGTTTTATTTCAACAGTATCTGGTACAGATGATGATGACGTAACTAAAGAAAGATTCATTAATAAGATGATATTCTGGAGAAACAGATTAGTCATGCTTAGTGAAGAAGATGTTATCTTATCTCAACCTGGAAACTTCTTTAATTTTTGGCCGAAATCTTCAATCACATATACAGCTACAGATAATATAGATATATCATGTAGTTCTGAATTCCCTGCAGATATCTATGATGGGATTCATACAAACTCTGGTTTAGTTTTATTTACCAAAACTACTCAGTTTCTATTGACTACAGATAGTGATGTTCTTAGTCCACAAACTGCTAAGTTAAATACTATATCATCTTATAATTTTAATAATAATACTAATCCAATCTCACTTGGTACTACAATTGGTTTCTTAGATAATGCTGGTAAGTACTCACGTTTCTGGGAAATGGCACAGATATTACGTGAAGGTGAGCCTATAGTTATTGATCAAACAAAAGTTGTCAGTAAATTATTTGACAAAAATTTGAATAAGATTTCTAATTCTAGGGAAAACTCTATTATATTCTTTAGTGAAAAAGATAAGAATACATTATATGGATTTAGTTATTATGCAACTAGTGAGAAGCGTTTACAACAAGCTTGGTTTAAATGGACATTTAGTGGAACAATACAACACCATGCTGTTTTAGATGATTCTTTATATCTTGTAATTAGGGACGCTGGTAAAGATACAATGCAACGTATTCCAATTAAAATGGATACAGAAACATTAGCTATCACAGATGATCTCGATACAACTGATACAACTGATGATATTACATATAGAGTACATCTAGATAATAGTAAAGTTATAACAGCATCTCAATTAGGATATTCAGCTACAAGTGGTAGAACTGGATTTACTAAACCTGATGGATTTAATAGTGCTACAGGTCAACTTGTTGTCTATTGTCATAAAGCAGACTCTACTTCTAGTTCATCACAAGCTGATCAAGATTCAGATATTATAGGTTCTTATACTACAGCTAGTGTTGTTGGTAATCCTGGAAATTATAATATAGAATGGGATGGTGATTGGACTGGTCATGATATTATTGTAGGATATCTCTTTGATATGGAAGTAGAATTCCCTACTATCTAT